TTTTTCTCCTAAAAACTTATTAACAAAGTATTGTTGTCCTTTGCCTGTTACTTTTGGCGTCTTACTAATTGATGTGTGACCGTCCGAATGTGTGATTGATGTTTCTTTAATTTCGAATAACTCACGTTCCATTGAATACTGTGTAGGCATGTTATAATCCACACCCTTGCGTTTAATAAGGAATCCGTTTTGACGTAACCACTCAAACAATCTGCGTTGCCCGATGTTTATACCGTTTTGTTTAATGATCTTTGCTAACTCTCCAACTAAAATTGATGTCTTAGTAGTAGCTACTGCATCTGCAAATACAATTTTTGGTTTATCACGTTCAATCTTTGTTTCTAATTGATTGATTGTGTTGTTAGCAATTTTTAAAGCACGTTGCATAATCATTTCTGGGCTATTCCATGCTTTTTCAACTTGGATGAAGTACTCTCTAAAATCAAAACCTTTTTCTGTACCTGACATCATTGCAACATGTTTAGCTACATCAAGTGTTAAAGCATAATCTTCTAGTTGTCTTACAGCTCCGTTATTAACAACCGTACTTGTAAGTACACTTGTAAAATCCCTATTTTCTTTGAAATGCTTCAAGTTAATTTCTGCCCAAGCGCTAAAACGCTTTTTAACTTCCAAAGCTTTATATAACTCTCTTGCACTTATTGCGATTTCTCCATTTTCTTTTTCTTGAATATTGAACATTTCTCCTATGTTCGATTTTGTTTGTAATGCTTGCATATTGTTTATGCTCCTTTCGTGTATAATGTTGTTATCAACCTAAGGAGGTGATAAGTATGAAACTTCTAGTTACTTTAAAGGATGGTTCAAAAAAACATGTTTCGGATTTAAAGAAAATTGTTTTTCCAGGATATGAAGGAATTGAAACTGTTACAAAAGAGGAAATCGAAACATTTTTTCTAGACCCTACTAAAACTTATGTGTTTGTTGGATCTCAAACTCTAAGTGTGGAGGCAGGGCAAATCCTTACCGTTGAATTTAGCTAACCTTTTTCAACAACTCTGCAACTGCTCGCAACAGTTCAGGGTTGTTGTTTCTTTCTAAACAGTAACTAGCATGCTTGAGTAATTTGAGTTTTAATTTATTTTTTTCTTTCGCAATTCTAAATTTTTGTAACATTTGTAGTTCCTCCTTTATTCGAAATCTTCAATTGACAAGGTTTCAATTCGTTTTTGGTAACGATATAAATAAAAGTTCTTCAACATGTCATACATTCTGCTAGCTTCATCGTATTCACTCTCTTTTAAATCAGAATTAAGCGTTACACCAAAAGCTGATAATGTAAGTTTTCTAATGTGGTCATGAATTTCACTAGCGTATGCTTTGTAATTTTCATAACATCCTATTCCGTGTTGATATTTCTTCAAAGATAATGGATGTCCTAAGCCGAGATTGTCAGCACCTCTTAAACGTTCTGTATAAGCAAACTTTTTATTAATTTCATCAAAATCGTTATGGCTGATTCTTACTTTGTTGAAAATTGAACCTGAACTGATTGGTTTCTTGCCATTTATAGCCTCTCTAACTTCTTTTGCTATAATTTCTTTCAACTCTTCTTTGGTTAATGTGATTTGTTCCATAGTTTCCTCCTGTTACGACATTTGTACAGGTTTCTGTACATTTTGTTCAAAAAAATATCTACCTACTTTTGTTGGTGGGATTTCTAATAATTCACAGATTCGTTTTATTTCCCATTGTGTAAATAAATTTTTTCCTTGCAACTTGTGATTAATAGATGTCCTTGAAATAGGGATTGCGTTCGCTAAAGAACTTTGGCTATATCTATACTCTGCCATTCTTTCGTACAGCAAACTATAATCGAAATTGTATATCATAAACTCACCTCCCTTCTTGTTCGGTTTTCTGTACAAATCAATTAAAACACCTTTGTTCAAATAAGTCAACACATAAAATACATTTTTCTGTACAATATTTGTTAAAAATTATTGATAATCGTCATTGTACGTAGTATTATGTTCTTAGGAGGTGTTCAGAAATATGAACAGTTTTAAGGATAGATTAAAGCAAATTATGTCTGAACGGAAGATATCTCAATCAGAGCTATCAAGAAGGACTGGTATTGGTAGAAACTCAATTAGCGATTATTTAAACGGAAAATATGAAGCGAAACAAGACAAAGTCTTTGAACTAGCAAAGGCTTTAAACGTTAACGAAGCGTGGCTTATGGGGTTTGATATTTCTAAGAATAGAAAAATTGAAAATAACGACATCACTTCCATATACAGTAAACTCACGCCTCCAAGACAAAGCAATGTACTAAAATATGCGACTAATCAATTAGAAGAACAAAATAATGACAGTGATAATCTGGTAGATTTCAATTCTTACATTCAAGAAAAATCCGAAGTGGATATATATGGTTGTGCGTCAGCTGGTATTGGCGAAAGATTATATAACGAGCCTATTTCAAAAGAATTCGTAAGAGGTTATGTCCCCGCACATGATATAGCTTTAAAAGTAAATGGAGACTCAATGGAGCCGTTATTTAAAAACGGACAAATTATATTCATTGAAAAATCTCACACTATCAAAGATGGACAAATAGGCGTCTTTATTATAAATGGAGATGCTTACGTAAAGAAAGTTTATGTAGAAGATAATAGATTAACGTTGGTTTCTTTAAATAAAAAGTATAAAGATTTATATTTTTATGATAACGAAAGTGTGAGGTTAGTTGGAAAAGTTATTTTATAGGAGGTAGTAAAATGAAACCTAGAAAGCAAGATGAAAAAATATTATCAGATCAATACAGTTACTTTGAACCAATAATCAGCGACAGTTGCGACATAAAATTCGACGAAAACAAGAGGAGAATGGGTTCTATATTCATTTCACATGAAGAGATTTGTTTTATAAGGAAAGAAGAAGATTATATATTCAAAATCTCATTATCAGAGGTGATAGATTATAACACTGTTGTTACTATTTGGAAAAACCAAGCTTTTTTAACATTAAACGATAATAGAAAATTAACAGTTTATTTCGTAACAAACTCTCCTTTAACAGGATTCATCTCAATTTTAAAAACTTATATGCAATTATCTAAGAATAAGGAAACAATTATCTCGAATGATTGTCTACCTATTAATGATGATGAACAAACTAAAGTTGAAATTTTCGACGTCGTAGGATTAAATTATGAAGGTCGTAGAAAAGAATTAAAGAAACTTATCAAGAAAATGAAAAATAACGACGATTTCTTTTTCTTATATAGTGATTTGAAAGGAAATGAACTTAAAGAAGAATTACTTTATGAAGACAAGGTGTATGAAATTTCTGATTACGAGGTTATTCCTGGTGTATTCTTACAAAAAGAACCGGATAATCCTTATGATGAAAACGCGATAAAAGTTATGATTTCAAATGAATACTCTGAATTTCACGTTGGATATGTACCTAGAGAGTATGCTTCAAGATTAGTCAATCATATGGACAACATCGTTTCTTGTAACGCATATATTAATGGTGGTAAGTATAAAACTTTAGATTATTTAGAAGAGAAAATCGTTACTAAAGAATCAGACTATGGATTACGAGTACATTTAGAATACAAAGTTTGAGATAGGTAAAGATTGTATTTTTATAAGTAATTACTATAAATAATAGAAAATTCATTTCACAGGAGGGTTTAACATGGATTTTAAAGAAGTTGACATTAACATTGAAGAGTGGGAAATGGTTGAAATCCCCTTTTATACAGAAGAAGAACTGACTTATAGATTGAACAATGGTTTACCTATAACTAAAAGTGAACTTGAAGAACAGGAGTCGAAAAAATGAGTACTTATAAAGAAATTGAACACTTACACATCAATACTGGTGGTAAAGAGCTTACTCAAGAGCAAATAGAAGAGGCTAAAGCTTTTATAGACAGTCAAGAATTTAAAGATATGATTCGAGAAGCTAAAGAATCACATCAAAGAGTTATGGAGTCTAAAATCACTGATAGAACTAAATTGTGATTAACAGCGCCTGTGTGGCGCTTTAATATAAAAGACGTCTATTTCAGCAGTGTTTAAAAGGAGTTTATAATGAAAATAACTAATTGCAAAATAAAAAAAGAAACTATAGTATATGAAGTTTTAACTAGTGGTAATCAACCATTCACTTATGAGTTACCTAAAGATTTATCGTCACATAATGCGCGTAAATACTTGGAATTTATTTCACAAAAAATAGATGGAGATAGGTTAAATTAATTCAAAGAATAAAGTAACTTCATAAAGAGTACGAAGAAAACGATCTAATGACCGAACTTATTCTTGAATATTTAGTAAAAAAGTATGTTGAAGAAGAATATAGGAAATAAACGCCTATATGGCGTGAGGAGGATGAGGGATGGAAAGAAATTCCACCAAAAAAAGTAGCAAAGATAAAATATTAAAAGCTGTAAATAACTTTGAAGAGGTTTGCAATAGCGGAAAATTCAAATTTAAATATTTGGATGACTGGCTTTTTACAAAATCAATAATTTTTAAAAATGAAACAACCTTAACTAACCAAAAAAACTTTAAAGTGTATCCAAGAGGTACTATTGTATACGCTAAACTTGGTGTTAACATTGGTTCTGAATTCTCAGGGAATCATTTTTGCGTCGTTTTAAATAAAAATGACAACAAACGCAATGAGCTAATTACTATAGTTCCACTTACTTCAAAAGACACCAAATTTTCTTTAAAATTACAAGAGAATTTAATACTAAAAGCTTTAGAAAAAATGAAAACTGACCACAAAACTTTACGATTCGATTTGGATAGAATAAAAGAAATGCACGCAAGATCCACAAAAGTAAAAAACTTAAATCCAGCAATCGAAAAAGAACTTGATGAGATTGAAAATAATTATATGCAACTTGCAAAAATAATTGAGCGTTACGAAAGGTTTGTAGGCAAACAAACTTATGCAATTCCATCTCAAGTTATCACTATCAGTAAAAAAAGAATAAGCACACTTAATGATTACGATCCAACTGGCCATATATCTTTCAATGAAGAAACTTTAAAAATTATAGAAGATTTTATGAAAGCTAACATTTTATCATAATTATCTTTACTTTTTATCGTTAATCTATTATAATCAAGATATAAATTTCCGGTAACCAATCCGGCTTAAAATCATATTTCCGGTAACCAATCCGGCTGGCCAGATGTTAATTCATCTGGTCTTTTTTTATACATTTTTATCGGGTAGCCCGCCTACCCTTATTATTTTTTTGCCAATTTTGAGGAGGGAACGCATGAAAACACGTTGTTACGATGGTAAAAAATGGCAATATGAATTTAAGTATGAAGGAAAAAGATACCGTAAGAAAGGTTTTAGAACAAAGCGTGAAGCTAATTCTGCTGGACTAGACAAGTTAAATGAGTTAAGAAGTGGTTTTAATATAGATAACTATATAACTCTTGAAGAATACTTCGAAAATTGGATTAAAACGTATAAACAACCTGTTGTTAAAGAAAATACCTACCGTCATTATAGAAATGCATTACAACATATACAAAAACATAAAATAGGTAAAATGGAGTTATCAAAGATAAATAGACAAGTTTATCAGAAATTCATAAACGATTATTCAAAAGAACACGCAAAAGAAACTATAAGAAAAACAAACGGTGCTATTCGGTCAGCTTTAGATGACGCATTATATGATGGGCTTATTTTTAAAAATCCCGCTTATAAAGTTAATTATAAAGCCGGAAAACCTACGAAGTCAGAACAAGAAAAATTCATCTCGGTAACTGAATATGAAATACTAAAAGATCACGTCAGAAAGAAGAGAACTCGTTCATCATTAGCGCTATTCATAATGATTTGTACGGGTTGTCGTGTCAGTGGTGCAAGAAATATAAAGATTGAGCATATCAACCAAGTGAAAAACACTATATTTATTGACGAGCGAAAAACCGATACTTCCCCTAGATATATCAGTATCGCTAAATCTGATATGAAACACATTATGGACGTCATAAGTACATTTGCAATTAGCTATGATGGTTACATTTTCAAAGAAGCCGGATCTATAATTAACCTTCATGCTATCAATAATGCTTTGAAATCAGCCTGTAGAGTCAATAATATACCAATTATTACATCGCACGCATTAAGACACACTCATTGTTCTTATTTACTAGCAAAAGGTGTATCTATACATTACATTTCTAAAAGATTAGGTCATAAAAATATAGCAATAACTACATCCGTGTATTCTCATTTGTTAGAAGAAAAATTTAATGAAGAGGACAAAAAAACAACTAAAATTTTAGAAAGTATGTAATTTAGGGACCCATTAGGGACTCCAAACCCAATAAATACTGTTGTTACAAGGTTTCTATGTATCCAAACTGGGGACAATATAAACGCGCTGATTTAATCGGACAATCTTCTTATATTAAAAATAATGATGTCGTAATATTCAATGAAGCATTTGATAATGGTGCATCAGACAAATTATTAAGTAATGTGAAAAAAGAATATCCTTACCAAACACCTGTACTCGGTCGTTCTCAATCAGGTTGGGACAAAACTGAAGGTAGCTACTCATCAACTGTTGCTGAAGATGGTGGCGTAGCGATTGTAAGTAAATATCCTATTAAAGAAAAAATCCAGCATGTTTTCAAAAGCGGTTGTGGATTCGATAATGATAGCAACAAAGGCTTTGTTTATACAAAAATAGAGAAAAATGGTAAGAACGTTCACGTTATCGGTACACATACACAATCTGAAGATTCACGTTGTGGTGCTGGACATGATCGAAAAATTAGAGCTGAACAAATGAAAGAAATCAGTGACTTTGTTAAAAAGAAAAATATCCCTAAAGATGAAACGGTATATATAGGTGGCGACCTTAATGTTAATAAAGGCACTCCAGAGTTCAAAGATATGCTTAAAAACTTGAATGTAAATGATGTTCTATATGCAGGTCATAATAGCACATGGGACCCTCAATCAAATTCAATTGCGAAATATAATTACCCTAATGGTAAACCAGAACATTTAGACTATATATTTACAGATAAAGATCATAAACAACCAAAACAATTAGTCAATGAAGTTGTGACTGAAAAACCTAAGCCATGGGATGTATATGCGTTCCCATATTACTACGTTTACAATGATTTTTCAGATCATTACCCAATCAAAGCCTATAGTAAATAG